GGCACTCAAGTGGGCATCAAAGGCCTTGAAATCACCAGCCACAAAACAATCGCCAGCAGCTCGCAAAAACAGCACCATCTTCGTCCATTCCAAGGAATACGCATTAACACCGACACACATGCCGTTGATAATTCGGTTCTCAATAACCCAAGACACAAAAGTCATGTAATACATGCGAACGCACAACATGTAATCAACTGGACAACCACTAAATAATCTACTCTTACCTTCTATAGACTTGGGAATAGACCGCAGCTCATCCTTCAAATTGTCAGTATACACGTGTAATCTGCGAACATTCTTCTTCGCACTCTCTGCTATCTCCTCAACACGACGCTGAAGATCCTTACACGCGCTATTGTCAAAATTGAACTCCTGAAGTGTACCAAAGAAGCGTGTCTTCCCCTGCTTCCCAGGAATCGGAAAAAGGGCAAAGGGGAAACCCGGAGACGTAGATCTGTTAATTGCGGGAATGGACTTCACACCCTCCACTCCTAGCACAGATTCCTCCCATGTGAGCACTTCTCGTTCACTCGAGAACATGGACGCTGCCTGTATCCAGATGAAGAATGCATTGATAGCTGTCCTGATTTGAGCAATAGTCACCGTTACTGGACGCACTCCATAACGCTGCAAAGCCATCTTCATGGGATCGAGAATCTCACCCTCTCTCTCAAAAGGCACAAGGCGTGCGGGCCGCTTCTTTGCCGGTCCCCACTTACCGTACAATGCCGAATGCTTCAACTGGGACTTATTGGAAGTCTGGCGCTTTGGAGAGGCACGATAAAGTGCATTGAACTCAGGACCCATTTCATCTCCAGCCAAAGGCAACAATTCCACCTTGGAGCCCTGACTCACGACAGGTTCGTCCTGGCCTTGTACGTCAACACCTCTCTCCTTGAGTTCAGCAGCGACATCCTCACGGTACACCAATGTCCCATAATTCGAACCTGTGGGCGTACCCGCAGCGTGTATGCCTAGAACAACCAATTGTCTACTCTTGGGCCCACTATAAACAAGCCAAGAGCCGCAGTCGCCCGCCCGTGTTGGTGTTGAGTATTGTAAGGCGTCATCCAAGAGGAAATCATTCGGGCCCTTAATAGTGATAGCACTACGCTGACAGAAAGACTCCAAGACGACAACACTACGATTCTTAACAGACAAGAACAAGGCATCCAATCTCTCATGATCGAGGATCGGATTGTTTCGTGACACGAAGTGCTTCGACACCGCACAAAATGGTTGCACATTCATTGGTGCCTGCCCAATCATCCAATCTCTGTTAATGTCTTTTTGAGTCGGCACGCGCGCAACAAAACACGCTAACGGGATGTCAAAATATTTGTCACGGAAGAAGTTGTAAACAGTAATAGTCAACTTCTGATTCGTGTCGAACTCATTCTTAAACTGATAATAATAATGAGTATTGAACACAAAATAACGCCCATGAACAAATGTTATGATTCCAGCAGGATCGTTATTTCCAGCTTGTTTCATATAGCAAATATTGCGCTTGAACTGGGTGACCGAACTGTCATGAACACTACCATTCCAACCCATCTGACTAACAACGTGTTCGGCTTGGAACCGACGCTGTCTCCAGCTCTGTGGCAACTCTATGCCCCGAGAAATGGTCCCTTTAGTGGGAGACTCGGAAGTTCCCATCACACCTTCATTCTCACCAAAGGAATGGTTGCACTCCTTCTTCTCAAAAGAACCATGTGGGAGAACTATTCTCTCTGGGTCGCTCTCAAACATGAAAAGCTCTTTACCGGCGGCATTAATGTATCTTTCATTGACCAACCAATCGAAGGCAATGAGTAGTTCCCTGTCAGATAGCTCCTTAGGTTTCCGGTTTACACACCAATCAAAATTGACGTCACTCATCCACTGTCTAATGAATTTTATCTTCTCCTCATCGGAAATTTCATTTGTGAGCGGGATCCTGGGAACCACTATCCTTCCCAGAGGAGTGTCAATGGGACGTTTCTCATCGTGACATGCGATATTGACACCCCATTCATCAATCTTTCGGTTTGCAACCATCCAATCGTATATCTCAATCTTCTCAGAGCAACTCAACTGATTAGCACCATCCTTACCATACCAGGCTAGCTTGTTCTCCTGCATGAAGATGTCAACAACTTCTTGCTTCTGAATATCAGTCATAGCATTGAAGTCATATTTGGCAATAGCCTTCATAACCTTCTTCTTACCATTGCTACTGATAGCTTTCAAAGCAATCATCGCAACACCAACAATTCCAGCAACTAGGACCGTGTACTTAGCAAAACACACGAAGTTTTCACTCACACCAAGCCAATGCGCTAGAGATACTGCAACTGAAGTCATTTTCAC